TGATCCGTCTGCAGAGGTAGCATACACTGCAGCATCATTGTAATCATATCCAACAGCCACAAAGAGACCAGCACTGTTTACAGCGACCGAAAGCATAAACGCATATGAGGTACTACCATTCATCACTGCAGGCACAGTCCAAGTCGATCCGTCAGTAGATGTCGCATATAAGGGATAAGTCGTGCCGTTTCCGTCAGAACCTACTGCAACAAAGAGACCTGATGGATTGGCTGTCGTGGGCGGTGACCAAGTTACAGCTTGCATATAACAATATGAACTGGTGCCTCCCATCGCAGCAGGTGCTGTCCATGTCATACCATCAGAAGAAGTTGCATATAATGGTACGGTGCCGCCGTCATATCCGATCGCAACAAATAATCCTGATGAATTTACAGTTACAGATTGCATGTATCCCGGTGAAGAAGTACCTCCCATAGTAGATTGTGGTGTCCATGTCATACCATCAGATGATGTAGAATATGTAGGTAAAATACCGAATTGATTACTATAATCAGTACCTACTGCCACAAAGAGACCTGATGAATTTACAGTGACTGAATTCATCTGAGCCGCAGTATTACCATAAGGATTACCCAACAACACGGGACCAGTCCAATTTGATCCGTCCGGCGATGTCGCATACAACGGTTGGTAACTGGATTCATTGTATCCAACTGCTACAAATGTATCTGATGAATTTACAACTATTGATTTCAAAATAGGGAATCCCATTGGTTGAGGGGCACTCCAAGAACTACTACCAGCATAAGAAATCGCATATAGAGGTACATATCCTTCATTCTGTGAGTTAATCAGGGATCCTACCGCAACAATATCGCCTGAAACATTGATCGCAACTGATGTTATCTGTGTTTTACCAGTATAACCCCCGATGAGTGCAACATTGGTCCATGTTGAGCCATCTGTAGATGTAGAATATATAGGTTCTCTGGTACCAGCTAGGTCCGTGCCAACTGCTACAAATGTACCCGATGGACTCAATGTGATTGCATCCATAACATAAGTGATTTCACTGCCAGGCATCTGTGCAGGAGTTGACCATGTTGATCCATCGGTAGAAGTAGCGTATAATGCACCGGTCGAACGAACAGGTTTGTCAGGTGTGCTAAGCGTTCCACCTACTGCAACAAATAGATCAGAACTATTTACAGTGATTGCAGACAACAAGGCAGGATTCAAGTTTCCAGCTATATACGCAGGAGTTGTCCATGTTGTACCATCTGTGGATGTAGAATAAACTGGACCATAATCTGTTGGTGAAGCAAACTTAAACCCTATCGCAACAAATAGACCTGCTGAGTTTACCGCAACTGAAGTCAAGGGGCTTGAAACAGTGCTTCCATTCATTAGTGCAGGAGTTGTCCATGTTGTACCATCTACGGATGTAGCATATAAGGGTTGAGAACTGTTATTAGTACCTACTGCAACAAAGAGACCTGATGGATTTGCTGTAGAGGAAGGCAACCAAGTAATTGCCTTCATGCCTGCATCAGTGGTGCTACCATTCATAAATGCAGGAGTTGTCCATGTTACGCCATCAGTGGAAGTAGCATATACTGCACCTGAATTTGGATGACCACCAACCGCAACAAAGAGACCAGAAGAGTTTACTGTGACTGCAAACATATCAGCAGGAGTAGTGCTGCCATTCATGTGTGCTGGAGTAGACCATGAATAACCATCATTAGATATCGCATATAGAGGATAATCATTAGCATCATAACCAACTGCGACAAAGAGTCCAGAAGAGTTTACGGCGACTGAATACATGTATGCTGCAGGAGGATTTGGCATTGCTGCAGGAGTATTAAAGAAAGGAAGAGGTGGGGGAGGGGCTGATACTCCTATAAAATATCCAGGTGTTAGAAGCATTCCTCCTTGAATTGTAATTCCAGGCCCTGTTGTCATACTAGTTCTCCGCTATACGACTATTTATTCAATACCTTTCTTATCGTAGTTATTCTGTATTAGTCGGGAATTCACCGCTTAGCGGCGGGCGGCGTCTGGGCCAGCGCGAAGGATGTTTCATTTTCCGTATTGCTCTGGCTTCTAACTGTCTTATTGTTTCTCCTGCTACACCAAACTTTCTTCCGATTTCAGCAAGTGACATTTCGGGAACGCCAATTCCAAATCGCATTCTAATAATACGTTCTTCTTTTGGGTCTAATTGAAGTAGAACATTTTTTATCATTTTACGAATATCAGCATTTTGAACATTCTGATCAGGATCGCTACCATCTGGGGTATTATAAGCTCGGCGGATCAGACCAGCAATCTCTTCAGGGTCATCTATGATCTCCATGGGTTCTGAAGGCAACGGACCTTCGCCAGAATAATATGCTCTTTGAAAAGCATTAGGACCTTTTCCATCAGATTTTTCATTGCTATTTTCATTGATGATATCAATGTATTTTCTGAAAAGGTCTACACTCATAGTATAACTCCGATAATATATTTATCGTCTTTTACAGTTACTACCGTGCCAGCGCTTATACATACCAACACTTGCGGTCTTTCCGCAGTGTTCGCATGTCTTCTTTTTCTGTGATGGATGTGTACCTGCTGCTAATCATGCTAGGTTGGCTTCTGATCCTACAAAGTTATGAGTACCCGCTTCAACTCGTTTCTTGTTTGTGTCAGGTCCCAAAAAGTTATGACGACCTTCAGCAATCAACTTCTTATTGAGCTTGCCATCAGCATTAGGACTTTTGCCATTTTGCCAGTGATGCGTACCCTTCTCAGCATTTACGGTTGATGGGTTATTGGTGATAGAGTTGTGTGTTCCTCTTTCATATGCGAGTTTAGCGTTTCTACCATCTAGATTGGGATGATTAGTTACCCACAGGTGAGATCCGGAAGTGAATGCTTCTATTTGTCTATCACTTGCGTCTTTTCTTGCGCCTGCATCTTTTCTCATATAATGATTATCCCCTCTTATCTTTGCTGCAACTGCAGGATTAAGCATAGGGTTATTTTTTCCAGCGCCAAACCCAATAGGATCAATGTTTTGATTCATGCAGTTAGGTTTTCCATAATGTTCAGTTAGGTATTCCCCTTCTCGTTGTTTCAATGTTTCAAAATCATCTACAAACTCTAATATCTTTCGGGTTAGTGTAGACTTATCTTTTATAGATAGAGGCCATCTACCTGAACCGATATATCCGTCATCTAGGTTTTCAGTGCTATGCCTGCCTATGTAGTACTTGCCATTGGTGTGAGTGGTTTTGTAAATAAAGTGTTTCATAACTTTATTTATATCATAGTCTGCTGCGTTTGTAAATATTTAACCAAAAGAAAAGGGTGCCGAAGCACCCTTTTCCGTAGTTGAGTTCAGTGTATGGCTTAAGATTATCTCGTAAGCCATTGTATTTTCACTGAAAAGTAAGATTTTGTACGGCAATTTCTCCGACGTAATCGGCGGCATTGCCAAAACTGCTTGCGGTGTTCGTCAATTCGATGTAGCCATAACGTGTCATGAATGAAACGACTGGCTCGAAAGTAGTCGGATCAAGGACGACGCCTGATGACATCAACGGAATGTATGGGCAGTAGAATGCTGCTGCGTCAGTTTCCGATGAACCCTTGTAGCCTACGAGTACTGGCTGGGTGTCTGGTGAATAAGAGTTTACGAACACTCTCATTGCGCCGTTCAAAGTACCAACGAACTTAGTGTTAGTTGGAGCTTCGAAAGTACCTTCAGTAGTACGTGCGAATGCTGAAGTAGTTGCTGACTGAAGAACAGTCAATGAAGCTGGTGAAACAACAGCCCAGTTACCTGCACCGCGACGTGTGCGCTGTGCGATCAAGTTTGCAACGCGGTTGATGAGAACTGCTAGAGCAGCATGTTCGTCACCTACGTATGTAGCAGTACCTGAAACAGTTGCCTGGTTGTAAGTATACTCAGTTGAAGCTAGTGTTGAAAGTGATAGGAGGATTTCCTGATCGATTTCAGCAGTGATTTCTTGAGCAAGAGCTGCCATGATTTCTGCTTCAACGTCAATACCATGTTGTGATTGAGCGTCTTGAGCAGCTTCGAAAGTCCAACGTGCTTGTAGCTTACGTGACTTAGCTTCTACAGCTTGACGTAGGATCTGAACAGAAATTTGCTTTCCGCCGTTACCTTCGAGTGAAGCAGTGTCAGCACCAGTGTAGTAGTTAGTGCTTGTTGCACCTTCAGGAACGCGAGAATATGCCTGCGCGATCTTGAATGGTGAAAGTGCTTCTTCACCAGCGATGACTGAAGTCTGCGCTGCTGAGTTGTCCTGCAAGCTATTTGCATAGCGTACACGTAGTGTATGGATCTGACCAACTGGGCCGGTCATTGGCTGAACGCCAACGAGTTCGTTAGCAATAACAGTCGGCATAACACGACGGATTACTGGGAGAATAACGCGATTTAGTGTTGCGATATTGCCAGCTGTAGTAGTACCTGCTGAGCTTTCAGCGAGTAGTTGCTTCTTGGTGTTCTCTAGAATAACACCCATCGTTGAGCGGCGAGTTCCCTTCAAGCCTTCGAGCAGGGCTTCTTTGGTCTCGTTCCAACGGCTTTCTAAAAGTAATTTTGACATTATTATAATCTCCTAAACTATGTCTAATTAAAGCCCTGCCAGACGCTTGATGTCAATCACGTTGTCTTTTTCTTCGAGATCGACTTCTTGCTGAATCTGTGCAGTTTTATTTCCAGTAGCCTCTACGATAACTGATCCAGTTGTTCTGGCCTTTGCAGGCTTAGATTCTGAACCAGTAGTGAGTACTGCTGGTAGATACTTGTCGAATGCGGCCTGTAGCTTTGGTGTCTGGACGCTTTCTAGTAGACTACGCATCACTTCAGACTTCTCTTCATTGAGAGTTGACAATAATTGACTTAGTGTCTGTTCTCTTTGAGTAGATTCCTTGATGATACGGACTTCTTTCTCTTTACTTTCTACTAGCTTTGCTGCATGTTGCAACTTAGCAGTAGCTTCGGCCAATTGTTGATCCTTTTGAGCGAGTGCCTTCATTACCTTGCGGGTTTCTGCCTTATCATTTAGATAAGTTACAGAGAATTCACTTGCGAAAGATTCAAAAATCTTGCGACCGAAATTGTTTTGTCTTGCGACTTTGATGTCTTCTTTGAGTTGTGATAGTTCACCCTTTAGATGAGATGAAACGACGCTGCTTACTCTCTGAGCACTTTCTGAGACGAATCTCTTTCTGAGTGTTTCGAGTTGCTTGCGGCCTTCAGCTACGAGTCTTACCTTTGCTTCAACAACTGCTTGCCTGTCAATCGCGAATTCTTTGATTTCGCGAGATAGGGCATGAACAATGAATTGTTCCAGCTTCTTCTGGTTTTCCATCTGAATCTGACGGTCATTGCGTAGTTCTCTGATTTCTTCGGCTAGTTTCGTAACCATGAAGTCGTTGAACTTCGTTGCGCTTTCACGGAGTTTAGTCTGTGACTTTACGCGGTCTTCGTGCATTGCTGCTCTCTCAGAAGCAAATTCTGCGATTTCTGCTGAGAGATTGTCGGTCATCATTTTATCTAGGGCTTCTACCATAACGCTGCGATCATGTTCGTAACGCTGAGCGAACTCTTCATGGAGTTCGGCACGTACTTGAAGACGAGCTTCATTCAACTTGGATTCCCAGGCTTCGTTTAGTTCTCTGCCTACTTCTTCGTTGATGAGTCCGCTTTCTAGTAATGGTTTGATAGCTTCTAGCATATCTTTAATCCTTTTTAAAGTTTTAGTTCATTGATGAGGCGTTTTACTTCCTCGCTCAAATATTTCTGGACTTGCTTGTTACCTCTAGCGTCTTTAGCAATCTCTAACACTTTATGTCCATACTTCATGTTCTGAAGGCTTTCATAAATTGCTTTGGGATATGCATTTGGAGCACTAGGTTGAGCAACGATATCAACAGTGATTATTTCAAAATCACTTACTCTGCCATCCATGTCATTTACATTACCTGATCCACGACTGGATACGCCGAGTTTAACACCTGACTCCAACATTGTTCTTACGAGTTGACCCATTGGAGTAGGAAGAATTTTCAGCTTTCCAAAACCATTAGGACCATCCATCCACATATGAGTGATCATATGCGATACACGGTCTAGATTGATCTTGAGGTCATCTGGGTGATCTACCTCACCCAGCACTGAGTACCCTTCATTGATCTGCGTGTTAAGGGTCTTAACCGCATTTTCGATCTCAGAGACGGGGTAAATACGCTCATTCGCGTTCTTTACCCCGCCCTGTATAAAGATACCTTTCATATATAAGGTCTTGAGACTATCGTCGCCTTCCTTGACGGCTTCGACGATCATCCCCGCCTTGTCGAAGGTTAGATTTTCTCTAAGATACAAAGCCATTTGTTCTCAGATCCTTTTCTTATCGAACTGGTCTACGTGGGGTACGGCGTGATTCAGCAACTGGGCTCTTGTGATTGGATGATTCATCCTTCTTCACTGGCTTCGGTGTCTTCTCACCCATATCTGCGAAATTGTTCTTGCCTGGGACATTCTTGAATGCGCCTGCGCCTGGAAGATTGCCTTCGCCCTTAGTGTAGGCGTCGTGTGGCTTCTTTGGGCTTGTTGGAACTGTTTCAGAATAACCTGCGAACTTTACTGGCTTGCTTGCCATTCCAGCTTGACCTGAGTTTGAAGCTACTGTGCTCTTGCGCTGCGCGCCGTCGTCACCGTGATGAACTGGAACCTTCTGAAGAGTGATGTTTTCCATCATCATGTCTTCGTCCATTTCTTCTTCGTCACCTTCTTCTTCTTCCTCATCGCCTTCTTCTTCGTCGTCATCATGAGCTTCGCCGCCCATGATTTCTTCGAACTCTGCCATGAGTTGGTCGAGCTTGTCTTCGATGCGGATTACAGCATCTTCAATTTCTTCGTGTTCTTCGTGCTCATCTTCATGATCCATTGTGTCATGATCCATTTCTAGATCGTGAGTCATTTCATGACCGGCATCTTCAGCCTCGTCATCGAATTCGATGTCGGCTTCGTCATCTTCCATGACGCCTGATTCTTCAGCATCGATCTCGTCTAGTAGGTCGCCTACTTGACCGCCCATGCCTTCTTCCATGTCTTCTTCAGCCATGATTGACTCAAAGATTTCGCGTGATTTTTCTACAACGATCTCATGGAAAAGTTCGTGCGCTTTATCCAGATCCTCATTGATAACGAGGTTGATGAGTTTTTCGTACTTCTTGATATCCATTAATTTTCTCCTGATAGAAATGGCTTTGTATAAAATACTTATGCCGTAGTCAGGAAAAACTGCTATTATCTACACATTTTTTGCGTTTTGGCGTGAGATAAATCAAAAATTTACACGGGAGCTGGTTTAGCACCGTATTGTTTGCGGACTTTATCTAGATATAACTTTCTCTCATAGTTCCGAACATCAAGCATCCTTCTCAATTTGCGTATCTGCTTGAGAGTGAGTTTGGTCTTGCGTGATGTCCGATATACAGGTTTGCTATTGTCGCTATTGACATCTTGCATACCTTGAACCGGCGGATCGAACATTTCAGTTAAAAGCATCTATATACTCCTAGATGTATTTATCTTTGAAGTTATACAGGAGCGGCGGGCGGTACTGCTCCGCCTGATGCTGCCATAGCATTAGGAGATGATGCGGCGCTTGCTACGGGTCCAGCTACTTCACCGGGAGCTTCAGTCTGTTCTGCTCCTTGCTGGTCTATGGTATCTGCTGTCTCTGTGTCAGCACTGAAATCACCGGTGGATACCCCGACACTTCTAAGATCAGCACCCTTAGGATCATAACTGACTTCTTCTTGATTCTCTTCTTCCCAGAGCTTCTCGTTGCGCTTGATCTCTTCTTCAGTCAAGCCCAAGAAGCGTTCGAGAGCAAATCTCTTAGAGATATAAGGCACCGCTTCCATAGTCTGGAATGTACTTACACGACTGTTATCTAATTCGCTCTGTCGATATGCAGCAAAGTTCTGAGGCGGGTTGAATACTAGTTGGAATAATCCAGTATCGATATTGAATCCTCTCCAACGCAAGAAGAGTTTGAACTCATCATCCAGTTTCAAACAGATATAGTTCTGCAATCTTTCACAATATTGATTGAAGCGGAACTCTTGGATCATGGCAGTACCTACGCGCCCGTCACTCAACGGAGTAGAGTTATCATCAGGGCCAGTAGGAAGATATGAGCTAGGAACACGTAGACCACGAGCTAGGCGATTGTTGAAGTATTTCAAGTCATCGATCTCACCCAGATTCTGTCCACCCGGTAGAACTTCGACCGATGATCCTCGACCTTCTGCAGTTACAGGAAAGAAATAATCTTCATTCATGCTTAGTGGATTATATGTAGCATCGACAACTGATTGACCACCGTACAAGGATGGGATACGACGCTGGTGAATTTCATTCTTCACGCGATCAACAAATGCCATAGCCATGTGACTGGGCATGTTACCAACATCGATCTTGAACATTCTGCGTTCAGGAGCGCGTTGTACGCGGTAGATGAGCACCGCATCTTCTAGTAGTTCTTTCTGCTTATAGACTTTGAAGATATTCTCTAGAATGCTCTGTCCGAAAGGCCAGAAACGATCCAGACCTTCTGTGAGTGATAGATGCACGATATGCTTTGCGTCTACTGCGGATTCGGATTGTCCAAGAGTAAATCTTGAACCAGATGTATTGTATGGCATTGCTGGAACAGTATAAGGTGTATTCGTTCCGCCACCGGTGCCACCGAGACCTGTTGCTGGATTTGCTGCAAAGTCGGTGTTAGTTTTCTGCGCTACTGATAGATTTTGTAGATTGATATTGATATCTTTGATAACATACTGTTCTGGCTTCTTGCCTTCACTTTCATTCACGATGACCTTGATGACTTTAACCATGTCAACCCAGTATAGTTTGAAGTTTTCTGGGTCGCGAACAAATACCTGATCGCCATACTTTATGACGTTTCTGAAGATTTTGAACATTCTCACGTCGAACTCATTCAGCTTGCACCATTGATGTAGCTGCTTGCCCAATAGTTCTACTTCATGAGGAGTAGGATCTTCTTTGAACTCGAATGAGAATGGTGTCTTGTTGTGTTCATTGCGTTGAGTAGAGAATTCCGAGATGATGTCTAAGCAAGCATTGATTTCTGCATCGACATCCATCATCTCATATTGATTGTATCTTTCAATTCTGTTTGGATGGCCTGTATAGACTTCAGGCAGTCTGCTCATGTAGTTCTTGTAACCGAACTCTGTGCTATTCCAGCCACCAGTAGACGACCCGTTTTGTCCGGGCGATCCATTCCAAGCACCAGGATTGCTGTTCATCCCTGATATAGGACTCGAAACACCGCTCTTGTTTAGAAATTTCTTCTTGTAACTCATGACTTAATATTTATCTGCTCTATACGTTTTATATTATATCTTAGAGTATTGCAGGATTTTCTTACCAACTCTATCATTTTTTTCAATAGTGTTAATAACCTGATCAAACTCACTAGCAAGGGATGCTATCATTTTACGTGTAATTTTTCCACCAGAATTGGAAGAGTTATTACTTGTAGTATATGGTTTGCTAGCTTCTCGATTTTTTTCTAGTTCAGCTATCACGGAGTCTGGCATAGTAGAGAGTTTCATAAGTGTGGAATCTGCTTCCACCGGAATCACCATTTCAGTACCATGTAGTTCTACGAGATAACCGCTATCCGGACCAGAAAAGGCGCCGCCTTTCGCAGCTTTATGAATCGCATCATTGATTGACTGCACTGCAGTAGCCCAAGGTATCGTTGCTTTAGCGCCGCCTATAGCATTATTATTAGGACTCAATGGCCAAGATTGCCATGTTGTAGCTATCATATGAGTAAGTTGCTCTGCAGAGAGTTTACCGGATGCTAAATCATTGATTTTGTCCCCTATACCTGAACCTGCTAGAACCATTTTATCTTGATTTTCAGGAGAAAACTTATCTTTCTGCGGGTCTAGTCCTGCTTTGTTTGCCCAGGCCAACAGAGTTCCTCCTACCATCTGATATTTACCGATAGCAGAAGAGTTATATTTGATACCGATAGGATTGGTTTTTCTAAAGTTTTGTCCCCATTGATATGCCTGTCCGATGGTCATGTTCAAAAGCTCAGGATTTCTTCCTCCACCTAATACAGTATCATATGTTTTAGCTTCTTTGCTCGCGATCAATCCTAAAATTTTGCCGGCTGTTCCGCCTATCATAGTTTGTACAGATTGTAATGCACCGCCGATTCCAGCACCAATATTTCCTAGTGTACCGCTGATTGCTGATCCAACTGAATTAGCTAAACCTCCCACTAATTTAGCAGTTTCTTGTATAGTACCCTTGACCGCGCCCTTAGTAAGTTCTCCTAGCAATCCGTTGTTTATACCTGATAAGATTCCCATACCACTCGCAAAATTGAAAAATGCTTGTGCGTTATCTGCTGCCTTAGGATTGATATCCATTGCGGCAAATTTTTTGAAAGCATCAATAGGCCCATCTACACCAAACAAAGAATTCAAGTTGGCTCCTGCTATCGCACTAACAACATTTACTAGTTCAGACCCGCCTTTATACTGGCTTAGAGCTTTACTAAATTCGACAAAGGCATCAGCATTTGTTTTTACTTTTTTAGGATCTGCTACAGGTAATCTAGAAAAAGCAGCAAACTCTTCATACGGTGGTTTTGAACTCAGCGTTTTTGATATGCCACCGTACATTTTTTTTATGATATCAGCATAATTTCCCACTGCACCTAATGCTGAAATCGCAGTCATCGCTAATGCATATGACACTATAGCTTTGCCGTTGTTCTCTATTTTCTTACTATCAAAATTTCTCTTCTGCAGATTTATCAACATATCTGCAGTGGATTCAAGAGGATCTTGTCCTGCTAGTTTCATAAGGGCATTGAATGCATGTATAGGTGCAGCAGCCCCCATAGCTATTACACCTGTAGTTAGCCCTGACATGCCTATGCCCACTAATGCTAGATTTTTCCCATCTATTTTGGAGAATGATTGCATTCCTTCTCCAAAGACCTTCAAAGAACCTCCCATAAGGAAAACAGAGAGTGCTGTTCCTGCTGCTAATTCTGTTATTGCAACTGCCAGCGCGCCTGCACCTAACATAACCACGGGTGCTTCTGCACCTGCTTTTGACAGTGATCCTGCTATAGTCCTTAATGAGTCTCCGAATCCTTTAGGTTTAGGTGCGGCCTTTATCAAACCACCCTCTGCTTCATTGATTATTCCAGTCTCAGCAGAACCTACTGCGGCTTCTTCTAAATTTTTAGCAGTTCGAGCACCTTTAGCTACATTATTACCACCTCCACCAAATAGAGATGATTTCATTTTCAAAGATAATGCAGTTAACGCAACAGTCGCTACACCTGCTCCAGTAGCAAGCAATGCAAATTTTCCTGAATTACCTAATAAAGGGTTCACTGCTTTTATAGCATCATCAACAACTTGCCCAGCATCAATTTGCAGTTGAGTCATCTTGTTTCGTGCTTGTTGAGCAGGATCCTCGGCTACAGCACCTGTACCATTTTCATTATCTTTTAGTTGTTGTCTTATCTCTTGATTTTGTTGTTCAAAGTCGGTAGTCATGTTTTTAGTCATGTTTTGAACCAACTCAGGACCTAATCCTATACTACGTGCATATTTTTCATTGAATTCAGCAGCCTGTGCCTGATCGCGCAATCCGGTTTTAACACCGGTTCTCAGTTGGTTTAGAAACTGTACTCGCGCTTGACCGTAGCCCCTTTCATCCTTAATCTCTGTTAACGTTCTTTTTTGTTGATCAGCTACTATCTTTTTAGGATCAATTCCCATTTTAGCAAGTATCGCACTTTCTTGTGTAACACTGCCAGTAGCCAAAGCACTCTGCATTGCTGCTAAAACTTCCGGACTATTGGTTTGTTGTGCTGCATTTAGTAACTGATCTTCAATCGCTAATTGTTTTTCTATCCTATCTTTTTCGTCTTGTGCAGTATTTGGATCATTAAATCTTGCAGTAAGCCTAGCAGTATGGAGTTCAATATTAGATTTGGCTTTAGCCTCCATCATGCTCTTTCTAGCCTGATCTGCATTTTTACCTGTAATCTTAGATACTACTGTTATATTAGCAGCATATTCCAACATTGCCTGTGTGGCTTTGCCGGTTTTAATATCATTATCACTTATTACATTGCCGGTTTGTACCTGAAGGTCTACATAATCCGTCATCCTATCCATCAGTTCTTCTTGGCTTACACCTAATCGTTGAAATGCCATACGCTGATTAGGTGTAACCTTTAGCATTGATGCTAGGTTTTTTATACTGTCTCCTGAATTTTTACCTAAGGCAATAATACTAGTACTATTTTTATCTACTGCTTTAGTAAAGATATCTAGATTTTTTGTGGTTAGTCCCAAACTATGAGCCATACTGTATAGTTTGTTTGTTGTGACTTCACCGCCGGCCCCTAATTGTGATAGTGTGTCTACTCCTTTTAATAGATTATCTGCCTGTTCTAATCCTGCTTTAGTTGCCTTTGCAAAAGCAAACGTAAGTCCACCTAATACTGTTCCTAAAACACCAAAGTTTGAACCCAATTCAAATGCAGATTTACCTACTAAATCTACAGTATTTCCATATTTCTTAAAACCCTGTTCATTAGTGAGCGCAGCCTTGCCGAAAGACTCCAATGAATCTACTAGATTCAAGAAAGTTTTCTTCATACTTTGATTGAATCTATCCTTTGCTTCAGCGGCAGCTGAAGTCGCTTCTGATAGCTTATCTGAGGCTGTTGTGTTTTCTTGTAAGTTTTTTACATTTTTATCTGTTTCCGATGTATTCTTATTGATCTGATTTTTGGCATTGGTAGTTGGTTGAGATAAACTGTTCAAAGAACCGTTAAGCCCTGAGATAGCTGAATTCAGGTCTCTAAGTCGTTCTTCTAACTCGCGTTGTACATCAGAATCCATAACTTATCTCACTATACCATAGTATGTTGTAAAATTTTATTTTGTGTAGAATGACTATGCTCTAATGCAGCTAACACTCTACCTAACTTAGATTGTATCATGTGATATAACTCTAATGTATTATCTTGATTGGAGTTATCTGCTGTCTCTGACATAATATTATTTGGAGCCGATTTTGCAGCACTACTCGTTTCAGATATATTTGTTTTTGCTAGCCTTGAAATTATAGAACTACTATTCAAAGGTGCTAGTTTTTTTCCTGGATTACTAGAAGGGAAACTAGCATTTCCTGAATCAAAAATTCCACCCGTTGCAGCTTTCATCATTTTTGAACTTGAGCTAGAAGATGGTCCTACTAAATCCCCAACAATAACTTTGCCTTCTGTTGAGTCAGCAGGTGCGGCTGAAGATCCTCCTCCACCTGACGCTCCGGTTGAGGGTTCTGCTGGAGGTGCAGGAGCCGTTTGATTTTGTGCGGCAGCCGCTGCCGGTTCTGAACCTCCAGCAGAACCTTTAGCATTATTAGCAACTAATCCCATAGCCTGTGCATATTTTAAGAAAGCATCTGCATTTGAACCTGCTTTAGGTCCGAAATCCATTTTTGCAAATCTAATAAATGCTTCGATAGGTCCAGTTTTGCCGAAAATTGTATTAAGACCTGCACCCGCCAGCGAGCTTACTGCATCAAGCAATCCAGGACCTCCCCGATAGGTGCTCATTGCATTGGCAAAGTTCACAAACGCTTTAGTGTTTGTTTCTGTCTTTTTTTCATCGATGTTTAGATTGGAAAATTCTACAAACTTTGCGAAAGGAGGAGGAGATTTAAGTAATCCAGAGGCTGCATCTGCGAGTGCTCCACCTATCTTACCTAAACTGCTAATTCCTGACAGTACATTTGCTGCAGCAATTGCCGTAGAAAATGCTACAAGAGCATCTGCATTGTTCTTTATTTTAACAGTATTAAAATTATATCTACCCAATCTATCTACTTGATCAGAAACATTTTTTATAGGGTCATCATTGCCGCTGCCTGTGAAGAACTTTGCTATGTCGCCGATGGCGCCTAACACTTTTCCAGCGCCTAATACAGCTACCCCTGCACCTAATCCAGCCATACCCAATCCAACTGCAGCAAGATTGGGTCCATTGACTTTATCAAATTTCTGTAAACCTGTTGCTAAAGTGGGCAACGCTACTCCTATTATAGCTGTAGCTGCTGCTAATCCCGCACCGATTGCGGCTATGGCTGCTCCAATAGCTGCACCACCCAAAGCAATTTCAGGGGCACCGCCACCAGCAGCGATCAGTCCTTCTACGATTGAATTTAAGAATCCGCCGACCATTCCGCCGCCTTGACCTGCCACTTTATTTAGATTATTCAATGCAGTTGATTCTGCTGCACCACCTGCCTCTTCAGCAGCACCAATTATACCACCACCTGCAACTTTACTGAGGTTAGTCGCAGCAGATGCACCTGCAGATTTGGATTTGCCGCCAAACAGACTCATAATACCTTTAACAGCACCACTTCCACCTTTTTTGAGCATTGAAAATGTCATTACGGCTGCTACTCCGGCCGCTGCTATTCCTAATGCTTCAAGTGCACCGGTGTGGCCTAACAAAGGATTCATCCAAGCAATCAGTTCATCATATTTTATATTTAGGAAGCGTTCTGTGTTGGTTAGGTCGTTGCGTGATTTTTGCGCAGGATCTTCTGCTGCCGCACCTTTACCTTGCTTCTCAGCCTCTATGCGTTTTCTTTCATCATCAATTAATTTTTGAATATCTTTACCAGAAAGTCTGCTAGCCCCCACTATTGCCTGTGCAGAATCTCCTAGAAAAGTATTAGCTACTTTGTCGTTAAATGTCATAGCTGTTCCGAGATTTTTTGTAACTCGTTGAACATTACCTGCATATGAAGTCAATAGTCCTGCAGTAGCTGTCCCTACTTCTCCTTCTTTCGTAAGATCCGTTAAATTTTTCTTGTAAGCATCATTTCGTATCTTATTCAACGAATCTTGACTATATCCCATATTCAATAGTAACTTAGCAGGACCACTAAAAGTACCAGTAGCGATATATGCCTGCATTGCAGTCAAATATTCTTTATTGCCGGTCAGAGCAGCCGCTTTTACCAGTTGTTGATCAACTAGTTGTTGTTTTTTTAAGTTGATGTACTCTTCAGAATTTTTGTCTTTTATTGAATCTAGTTTTTGCTGTTGTTCAGCATTATGGATCGCCATGTTACTGGAAGCATTAGCAGCATCTAATGCTTCTTTAGCACTTTTAGCATTCATGCCGGTAAGTTTCTCAATTACCAATAGATCCTCAGAATACTTCTCCATTTCTTCTTGGACTTTACCATTGGCAAGATTGGATTTATCTATACCTATGCCGGCTTTGACCTGCATATTGAGATAGTCTGCCGACTGTTGTATTAACTCTTCTTGGCTAACTCCCAATCTTTGAAAAGTGTTGAGTTGTTTGGTAGTATAGGAAGTCAAGCTACCAAATTCTTTGATACCATCTCCGGACGTGTTCCCTAGAGCTACCATACTTTCACTAGCACTAGCTGCTGCTTTAGTAAATACTTCAAGATTTCTTGCATTTAGACCCATCTTATGAGCCATATCCAACATCTCGTTGGTAGTTATGTCACCAGCGGCGCCTATTCCAGAAAGGGTATCTACACCTTTTAATAGTGCATCCGTCTGCTTAAAGCTTGCTTCTAGTACTGCACCGAATGCTACCGTTAGTCCACCTAACACGAAACCCGAGGATCCAAAAGATTTAACAACTGAAAATACTGCTTTACCTAAACCACTAGTAGCAACACCATATTTACTAAACCCTTCTTCGTTACTGAGAACAGCTTTAGTAAAACTATCCAGTGATGTTTTAGCCTGAGATAGTCCGGTCGATAGATTACTTCCAAGTTCTGCAACTGCTTTGGCAGCTTCATCTTCTGCTTCTTTTAGTTTGTTTGTTGCCCCCGTATTTTTATTTAATGCTCCTGTGTTTTTTGTCTGAGCAGAAGAATTCTGTTGAGTAGAGTTAGCAGAGTCATTCATAGACTTTGATAGCCCACCCAATAATGTACTTTGGTTGGCAATCAAATTATTAAGTTGATTGATAGAATCTGTTAACTCTTTTACGACTTCAGGATCCATAGTATTTCCATAAAATAAAAATAGGGTTTTTTTGACTAATAAATATCTTATGTATTTAGTAAACCGCTAAAACCTACTTTAATAAGGAAACCACATGGACAACAATCCGCTAAAACAGTACTTCAGAAGACCTGCTGTATATATCAAACTGCCTTCAGGTGGCGAGGGATATCCACCTGGTTCGCTGATCATGACTGAAAACGGAGAGCTTCCGGTATATCCTACCACTGCTATTGATGAAATCACTGCTAGGACACCTGACGCATTGTTCAATGGAATGGCTGTAGTTGAGTTGATAAAGAGTTGTATTCCTAATATTAAAGACCCGTGGGAAATTCCTAATGTTGATTTAGATGCTATTCTAGTAGCTATAAAGACTGCATCATCACCTTCAGGTGAGATGGATATTGATTCCACATGCCCTGCATGTGCTGATACTTCTACATTTAAGGTAAATCTATCAGCAATGTTAGGTGCTATCGGAAAGCCTGATTATTCTCAACTGATCGAAGTAGGTGAATTAAAGATCAAGTTGAAGTCTATCAGTTTCAAGGATGTAAACACTGCTTCTATGGAACAATTCGAGTTTCAGCGCGTCGTGTCACAGATAGATAACATTGAAAATATCGATGAACGAAATGCAGTAATGAAGGAATCACTGCAGAAGATCACTGATCTAACAATGAAGCTACTCAGTCATTCCATAGAGTACATCGAAACTCCTACAATGAGAGTAGAAGAAAAAGAATTCATCCTAGATTTCTTGATGCACTGTGACCGCAACCTATATATCTCTATTCGAGATCGTAGTGCTGAACTCAGACAAATGAGTGAAGTGAAGCCCATGAAGATGGTGTGTGCATCATGCGAACATCAGTATGAACAAACAATAACATTGAATCCTACTGATTTTTTCGAGTAACGCTTCTTAGGTCTGCCCCAGAGCAGATCAAGAAGCTCTTAGATTCATATGAAGAGGAATCTATCTCCATAAAAAGGACGGCACTGCACATGGCATGGAACATGCGCGGCGGAGCCACCTATGAGGATATATTGAATATGTCCTATCAAGAAAGACTAGAGATCAACAATCTCATAGAAGAACACATGGAAGTGACTAAAAAGTCTCAACTTCCGTATTTCTAATCTCATTCATCTCTTACTCTTGAGAGTTGTCCTTCGGACAACTATAATGTACCTCACTTCGTTCGGTACATTATTCTCTTTACTCTTTTTTAGGCTGCTCTTATATGTCTCTTATTGATTATTGATCTGCTGCTCGGGAGCCATGGTAGTGCTGCAACAGCACTACCTAGGATATTGGACTGCTAGCCCTGTATGCCTTTCTGTCGTCTGTTCCCCGTCATACTAGCTATTTCATGCTGTAATAACGCCACCGGTTGCTCTGTAAGGTTTAATGGGACTGTAGTGAATCTTACTATCTATTGATAGCTTTCAGCAACGCATGTCCTGCACCATCAAGACAAAATAGATGCAGGCTCATTCAGGGTTCGCTTAACCTAACGAGAGCCCTGTCGGTATTCCATGGACACGAATGTCCAAGCTTACTCCAGATCCGTTGATGGTGTTTCACATCTTCTCAAGGAGAGTCGAGGTACCTCGACCAAACAAATTGTAGGGTTCTGTTGGAAGCCGTGATCTTCGTGTCAGTTAGTGTAATATGTAGGTCGTATATTTAGACTGACTGGGTGTCAATAGTGAGTATATTGCCGGACTTGATGTCTGTTGTGTTTGATGCTGATGAAGCGTGTGATCTAAGAAGGTCTTTGTTGTGCCTGAAGAAGTTATCAAATTCTATGATTAGCCAATCACCCAATTTAGGTGAACTATAGTACGTAAAGTTGTCTGTTACCCATGTATGCTTAGTCTGCACTACGACATATTTGCCTTTGCGATTAAACTTCATGAATAGAATATTACAATCTTCTGGTTCTGCGACTACCATGAGTTGCCCTAACCATGTATCAAGTTGTTTGCAATCACCAGTCAATACCAGATGAAAGGGGAAGTCCTTGTATGACTTGCACTCTGCATTAAATCTGGTAAATGACTGTCCAGGAATGATATCTCCTTTGAAAGTTCTAATCTGTCCCTCATCTAGAAATTGCTTGCGAGCTTGGTTCTTGCCACCGATATAGGCGCCAGATCCGGGTACCCGTAGAAACTTCTCATCATATGTTTTAGATAAAAAGGCAGCAACGTCTCTCTCGAACGATGAACCTTTTGCTTTGCTAGGAGATGTCATATACTAACTTATCTTTCTATTTGGGGGTGATAATATTTTTACAGCGGTCATTGTGCCAGCGTTTCATAATGCTAACTCCACCTACTGTACCGCAATGCGGACACGTTGAAGTAGTCTGTTTTCCTTTTAGTTTACCTAAACTTTCAGCAGATCGCCTAGCTCTCATTTCTGCTGCTTTTTCAGCTCCAAATATTTCTTCATACGATTTGCCTTTTTTCTTAACTGACATTAACGCTTTAGTTTTATCGCTATGGGTTTTGTCGTAGAACGGATTCAACGAACCCTTCATTCTGGAACTATGATTCTTTGCATTTTGTTCTCTTGCTTCAGCATATTCTTCAGGAGATATGGTATAGTTTCGGTCTTGATTTTGACTTTGTTTATTCATCATTCTCCACAGTGCAGACCACATTTTACCGTTTTCAGCGTCAGTGGTCATTTCTGTTAATAATCTATGACAAGTGAAATGTTCGGCTGCAGTTAACCATACCTTATTATTAATCTGATCACTGCCACCTAAAGATTTCGGGATTATATGATGATCCTCTATATATCCTCGTATTAACATTGCATCTTTTTTCTTCATAGTTCTAGGGCAAATAGCCTCAGCATTATTAATAATACTATAATACTGATTGTATGCGTCATTTTTGATAAACATAAGTTCTCCAATAGGATTCACTTCTTATTTATCAGTTGTTTTACATTTAACCGATTTCGGTAGCAGTGCTGTATGTAGTAAATCCTGCTTCTTTAATAACTTTTAGTACACTGGGAACGCGACCGGCAAGTTCTTCACGATGACTGACCAACCAGATACTCTTGCTTCTCCTGCGAGACATATCTTTCAGAATAGCCATAGAGTTCTCTACGCCAATGCTATCTAATCCAGAATCGATGAGTTCATCAATGAATAGAGTATTGATAGGGAAGTATAGATTTTCCCAGACATCTCTGAATGCGAAAGAAAGACCTAAGATCAATCGGTTCCGCTCACCGCGTGAAAGATTATCAAAATCAAGTTCGCGCCCGAGTTCAGTAATTTCAACCGACAAGTCATTCTTGAATATAACGTTATGCGGAAGACCGATCTTATCTAGATAAGATGTAAGTCTAGCATTGAGGTATGATAGGTTCTGATCAATGATCTTCTTGCGTACAAATGAATCCTTGCTGGTCAATAGATCAAGCAAGAACTTTAGATGCTCGCCTGTCCTAGTCAAGTCATTGATACGATTGAAGTCGATCTCTTGTAATGCTTTGTTCTCCATCTCGCTGACTTGTTCTGCATATGGATCTGCCTCTGCATCTTTCGTAGCGATCTGCTGTAACAAACTGGCTACAGTAGTGCGATGTTCGATTGCTTCTGCTTCAGTATCATAATGCGTGGCTGGCATCGCTCCCGGCACGATATCAGTGTGTTCTGCGAGTTGATCAGCGTATGGGTCAGTCTCGTTCTGCTTTGCGGTGATCTGATTTTGAATGTTTGCCAGCTCAGAACTGTGCTTGACTGCTTGTGCTTCAGTCTTATAATGTGTGACAGGCATCTCGCCCAAAATGAACACAGAATTTTTATTTTTTTCTAGATCATTCTGGAATTGGGCAAGGTCAGCATTCGCAGCAACAAGCAGATTGTGTTTATTTTCTAGAACCTGTGTATGGTTATCAGTGTGAAAATCTTGTCCACATGTATAACACTTGTTGCCCTCAAGAGTTTTGATTTCGTTTTCTAACTTGTCAATAGTTTTTCGCTCTTTAGCGATGCTGATCCCCAATGCTGCGATGTTCGCAGTAATCTTTGCCAGTTCAGCGGATCGAAGATTGTATGCAGCCAAATCAGCGTGAGCCTGTAGTTCAGCATCAATGTCGATATGGCTCAGCTTGTCATATGACCGCTGCAATACGGTGATGTCTGCATCTCTCTTCTGCCGCCAGGCAACCTGACGAGCGAGAAGAGCATTGTGCATATCTTTCTTCCGCTTGTTCTCATTATAAGTAGCAAGGGCACGATGCGCCTGTAGTTCAGCATCGATATCGATCTTGCTCAACTCATCATAGTCACGGATGAAGCGATTTAGGTCTTCTTCGTGCTTCTTTAGCCACAGCGTCTGCCTGCGCTTCAGGCTTTCGATCTGTTCTTGAACACGCTTGTTGGCTTCTTCGATGGCCTTTACTTTGAACTCTTCTAGTTGAATGTTATCTTTATTGTCTCGAATTTTCTCTTTGATGCGCTCTGCTTTCTCAGATAGCAGAGTGATGCCCAGCAACTGTTCGATGATCTTGCGCTGCTCACCGGAAGGAAGGGCGAGGAATGGTTCCGAATAGGTATTCAGAGCAACAATGTGCTTGAACATATCAGGCGTCATACCGATAGCACGTTCAATCTGAACCTGCGTCTCTTTGTTCTCGCCTTGAGCATCATCCTTGCCCTCTTGAAGATTGCTATTCACATAGAACTTCAGAATATGAGGCTTGCGTCCGCGTTCGATCTTGTAATCCGTTCCATTAGCAGAGAACTCTAACGTACACATCATACCCTTACCATTGGTACGATTGATCAGATTATCTTTGCGAATGTTGTTGATAGGGGAACCAAACAACACATAGGATAAGCCCTGAATGAGGGTGGTCTTGCCAGTACCGTTACGAGCACCGTCACCGCCCAAATCCAGGTTCTCACCCAAAATGAGCGTGAGTTCTTTGCTATCAAAATTTACTGCTTGCGTTACCGCGCCGATGGAAAGGAAGTTGCGTAGCGTGATATTCTTTAGGATGATCATAGGGTATTATAAATCTCTAACAGAAGTTTGGAATCATAGAAGTCGCTCTCAATATTAGTTATGCTCTCTAGCACGATCTGATCAACACTTTCGAACTTTATGTCGCCCGAAACTCCCTCTTGGGTGAGTTGTTCATTCTTGATAGGAATCAGTGATACTTCTCGCAATCCATATTCTGGAATCAAGGTCTCACGGATATAGTTAGCTTCTTCATATGAGATATCGATATCAAGATGAACGCGAACGCTAGATTTGGGCAAGAGCAATCCTTTTGGGTTATCTAGAACACTACTGAGTTTATGTACGCGGAATACGGGTTGTTTAGGCCAAGAATGAAACACCGGATCCTGTCCCCACTCTAGTATCATCATGCCCCGAGCATCATCACCGGCATCTGCATAGTTGTGAGGGAAAGCATTGCCCATGTACCAGATGTTCTTCTTGCTCTGGCGCTTATGAAAGTGTCCAGAGAATACGGTCTCGAATCCAGTGACATGAGTAGCATTCAGCCCACCGTGATCAGGCATCTCCACCATAGCATTCATGAAGAAATGCGGAAGCTCCAGATGCGAGAACAGATACTTGCCGCTAAGTTTGGACAACATCTTGTAATCTTCGCCAACTAACCAGGGAGCGATGATGACATCACCTTCGCTGAACCATTCATTGACGATTACCACATTTGGTAGATGCTTCGCCCATTCCACTGAGTGAATATCACGACGATCACGATAGTATAGATCATGATTGCCTGGAATGAAATATACGACATCGAACGCTGCACTGAGACGCTCTAGTGCTCTGAGACCAAACTGAAGGGTATGAATATTGATGCTGGCTCTATGGTGATTCCAATCACCTAAGAACATGCACGTTTCACACCCTTCAGACTTAGCCTTTGTTATAAACCAATCAACAAAATCAAGACAATCTGTATTATGTTGTAGGCTATTACTCTTGAGTCCAAAGTGAATATCTGTGAAGACTGCCGCCTTCTTGAATAGATTTGTCATGTCTCTACTATATTACTCTTGATCGCAAAAAACAACGATTATGGATACCTTAGTTGTCAAGTTGAAACTTCATATCTCTGTTCTGTCTAGAGAATGATGGGTTCATATTATTCATCTCTAGGATGTCATCACGGATGTTCTGATTGCGCTTTTCAGTATTCAACACACGGCAGAAAGAGTTCGTGATCGCAGCAGTATAGTAAGCGAACGGATTAGCACTCTTGGCTTCGTTGAAACGCAGACCTACATAGGTCAACTGAAGTACAGCAGAGTTACGCATCTCATCATTGTATGTGTATCCACGCCAGTTGAACTTCATCGCATACTTCTCGCACAGCATCATGTACATGCGAGCCAGCTTGTTGGTGATCTGACCATGATCCTTAGAGAAATGACCATTGTCGATACCATTCATCCAATGTGACTTACCCACACAGTTGAATGTGCCAGTCTCATCGATCTTGAAATGTTGAAATGGGGGAAAGTTCACCTTTACATGGACCATGTCATCCACATCGCCCTTAGTAGTCTTGTCTTCTAGATCAGAGAAGTCTTCAGCATCATCTTCATCAAACAGAAGGATGTCTTTGGCAGTCTTCTTCTTGGTAGTCTTTCTTGGTTGCTTCTGTGCGACTGGAATATGATCCCATGTCATCACACGGAACACTAAGTCTTCAGCGAGTATTTCATCAGGAGATACAGGCTTACCGGTCTCTTGGGTTAGTCTATTAGCGCGTACTTCTTTCGCAGTTTGGATCTGTTCGGGTTTAGCAGCATGATCTAGACTGTCTCTGATATCACGATCTGGCATGTCGATTATGAGATCATACCTATGATATTCAGGTTGTGTATAGTAACAATATGTATTTTTGCTCGCGTGGATCTCTTTGAGAATGTCACGATTGTTCAGATAGTTGATGGTTTTCTTTCTAGTAGTCACTGAGATTCCTTCATATATCATGAATTATATCATCACTGTGATCAAAATACAACAGCAACGGGTAAAATTTGGGCTTTTTTTGAGTGATAAATACAATCAGAGAAATATATTTATCATGGGATTATGATATGGCAACTGAAGGTTCGACAGTAACAGTAGTAGGGGAGGCGGCGCTAAAAGCAGCAAGTGCTGAAACAACAGATGTAGCTGCAGTAACGGTTAGTGCCACCCGTAGCGCACAAAAGAAAGCTATCAATCAAGACCAGCTCAACTTCGGTGCTTATAGTGATTGGCGAGTTAGATTATCATTGTCTCCTAGTGTATTGACAAACTATCTGTATAAAGCACCAAATCCAGGTATATTACAACCATTGAAAGATACTGACGGTGTTATCTTTCCTTATACTCCTACTATATCAGTAACCTATGCTGCAAACTATGAATCCACAGCATTGGTTCATAACAACTATAAAGTCAATCAATACGGAAGCAGTTCAGTGGATAGCGTTTCTATTGGATGTGATTTTACTGCACAAGATGTAAATGAAGCAAATTACCTTTTAGCAGTTATTCATTTCTTTAGGACGATGACAAAAATGTTCTATGGTCAAGACACAAATCCACAAAAGGGAACACCTCCTCCGCTCTGTTATATATATGGATTGGGTGCATATCAGTTTTCTGCTCAGCCACTGGCGATCTCAGGGTTTACATATACTTTACCTAATGATGTAGATTATATCTATACTACAGGGACTTCTGCTGCAGGATTACCTCAGAGCAGCACTAATCCCACTGGCGGCGCTGTACACCAGAGTGCTAGGTTGGGCCCTGGACTCAGTTTTGGGGGAGTAGGAGCACCAGTCAAATATCCTAGCACTGCAGTTTCTGCAGGAGAAAATGCTACATACGTTCCTACAAAAATACAGATGACGATAACCTGTTTACCGATGATGAGCAGAAATGCAGTTTCCAACAAGTTCAGCTTGAAGGATTATGCTACTGGTGCATTGATAAATGGAACTCGTCGCGAAGCAACAGGTGGAGGATTCTGGTAATGGCAAACGCATCCAATCAAGGTATCTATCCTGCATCTAGTCCATATACTAATACTAATATCATAAACAACAAGTATTTGGATGTAATGAACTACACTCCGATACCTCTATATCCGAGCGATGTTTATTATCAGTTACCTTTGACTTATCAATATCGTCCCGATCTATTGGCATATGACTTATATAATAATCCCGGATTATGGTGGGTATTTGCAGCAAGAAATCCTAATTTATTGGGCCCCGATCCTTACTTTAATTTCGTTGCTGGTATAGGAATATATATACCTACACTAGACACGCTAAGGACAGTATTAGGAGTATAATAAGTGCCAGTTTCATTTGATTCTTCCCTTCCTGGGCAATCCGACGATGACAGCGGATCTAATATTGGTACAGCAGGCCCTATCCCGAGTTCACCTACCGGAGCCGAAGCATCAGCCGGATCTGCAGGATCTCCGGGATCACCCGGTATTAATCAAAACGGAGCATCACCTACTACTATTAATAGCGTTGATGAAAAAAATGCTAGCACTCCTCCGTCAGATCCGGCTAGTAACCCGACAAGTATTACGTCGAGAGCAATCGATCCGTCAACTCCAGGAAAAAGACTAAAAAATCCATTAGGTGAATTTGCTAGTTACACATATCAGATAAGTTTGTATATGATCACGCCAGACGCATACGATTTGTTTGTTCAATCTGGAAGAAAAAATATCAATATTTTTAATACTAACGCAGCATCTGGACCACCATCAGGAGGAGGTGGACAATCTTCTCCCCAGCAATCTAATGCGCCTTCAGGCGGAGGAGCATTTTTGGTTGCCCAAAGCGGCGGAATAAACAATACCAATGAGAAGCGAGCAGCAGGCTTCAATTATGATTATTACATAGACAATTTAGTCATACAGAGTCAAACTTCAGGCAAAGCAAGCCAATCCTCTACCAATATAAGTGAGATCACTTTTACTATTACCGAACCATATGGATTTTCATTTATCTCTAATCTCAAGCGAGCATCCCTTGCTATAAATCAATACAGCGAAAATCTTGCTAATCCACCGGAGAATCCAACAAAACAATTTTTTATTTTAGGAATACGTTTTTATGGATACGATCAATCAGGTGCATTAGTTAAACCATCCTATTCATTTAATGGATCACCGCTAGATCCAAACTCTACTGATGGATCACTGTTCAATCACTACTATGATATTAGTATAAACAACGTTGCCTTTAAGATTGACGGTAAAACAACTACATATCATATAACCGCAGCACAGATTGCACCTAAAACATCATTTGGTGTTAAATATGGATTACTTAAAACTGGCAAAACTTTTGTCGGAAGCACAGTGGATGATATACTGCAAGGATTTGTTACCGCGCTAAATGATGAACAGAAAGCCATACACGCAAATGATCCAACGTATAAACCGTCGAAGTATAGTATAACCTATTCTACACCGGAAGCAAAATCATATATAGGTGATTCTCTTATTGTTTCTAAGGCTGATTTGGATAAGGCTAGATTTCCAGGAAGTACTGCAACTAATACTCAATCATCTACTCCTGCTAAAGAATTAAATTCTCAACCAAATAACACTCAAAGAAATGTTATATTTGGTAATAGCTTACCTATCCTTCAATGTATTGATTCAACTATTATACAGAGTAAATATCTCGAAGATGCACTTTCCGTGATTTATGATTCAACATTGGAAGCCGACCCTGATAAAAAATCATTGAAAAAAATAACTTCGGCCGATAATAGACCTGTTAGTTGGTATACTGTATCAGCCGGAGTCAGTAATCCGAGATGGGACGATAAACAAAAAGAATGGGCATTTGATATTACATATACTATTAACAAATATGATACTCCTGTTGTAACCTCTACGTATGTAAACGCAGCATCAAAATACTACGGACCTCATAAAAAATATGATTATTGGTATACAGGATTGAATAATGAAATCATAAGTTACGAACAAAATCTAGATAACACCTTTTTCAATGTGGTCTTAGCAGATAGCAATGATAGCGTTAGTACCTCAGGGGACACCTATCGGTATAATACACCTTCAGGCAATCAATCATATGCATCAGGACCGGCAGATGCTGTTGGCAAAAAAGGATCCGGACCTAGTGCCCAGAACTCATTCGTGACTAGTCTTTATGATCCGGGTTCATTTGCGTCAGCAACTATGACTATATTAGGAGATCCTGATTATCTTATTGAAACGTCTAGTTCTAGTATAGACAATGCATATAGTCAATTTTATGGACCTGATGGATATACCATAAATGCCAATGGCGGACAAGTTTTCATTGAGATAGATTTCAAAGAAGGGGTAGATTATGTCTCTGGTGGCGGCACAGGCGGAATTGACAGTGACGGCACTACTCAAGGGGGACTGCTCAATATAAATGATTCAATACTTTTTTGGCAATATCCAGAATCTATATCAAAGATTGTTAAAAATGCCATTAGTTATCAGGTTCAACAAGTGACCTCTACTTTTAGAGATGGTGCATTCAAACAAACATTAGAATTGGTTATTAATGATTTTGGTAATCCAGCAGTCAACGAGGATGCTAATGCAGCGCCTGCAAAATCTACTACTAGCTCTACCTCTGGACCAACAACTACTAGTTCTGCAGTTACAACTTCCAATACTAGCCCTACTAAAGATCCTGTATTACAGACTAAAGGAGGAACTATTACACAATCTTCACCTACTGGCGGCGCTCCTCCCAAACAAACTCCGCCGGTAGGCAACAATGAAACCTAATAGCAGAAAAGATTAAGGAATCTATGCATGGCTAATGATGTTATAAAGACAAGGGGAGTTCCTAAATCGGCTAAACCCGGGGCGGCAGGAACACCTAATATGTCTGTTCCGCTTTTTGGTATTGTCAAAGATAATATCGATCCGCTGAGGTCAGGCAGAATAAAAGTATTATTAGGTGATAAACCTCCATTGGATTCAGACATCTCTACTAACTGGGTAACAGTTAGCTATCTCAGTGGATTTTTCGGTAGAGTAAATGCATCCGGCGGCTTGAATGGTACAGGTTCATATAAAGCAAATCCCAGTTCCTATGGTGAATGGCATGCGCCTCCCGATATCGGCACGACTGTTATCTGCATCTTCATCAACGGTGATCCCAATCAAGGTTATTATATAGGCTGCGTTCCAGAAGCGGAATCATTGCATATGGTTCCTGCTATCGGTTCTAGTGATTACATCGTACCAAATGCCGGTGAAGCAGCAGGATTCGGAGGAGCCACTAGATTACCTGCAACAAATATCAACACAAATAATTCCGGAACTGTCAACAGCAATGAGTTCAACCAAGCTCCCAGACCAGTTCATAGCTATTCTGCAGCAATCATGAATCAACAAGGTGTTATTCGTGATCCTATTCGAGGGCCCATATCATCAAGTGCTTCGCGTGAATCATCATCCCGTGTAGGTTGGGGAGTATCTACTCCAGGAAGACCTATATATGAAGGTGGATATGATGATTCCACTGTGGTCAATAACATAAAAGAAAGCAATAGCACAAAACTACAAGTAGTAGCTCGTCGAGGCGGACATAGCATTGTCATGGATGACGGTGATATTATCGGGAGAGATCAACTAGTTCGTATACGTACTGCTTTGGGGCATCAAATTACGATGAGTGATGATGGTCAGACACTCATGATCCTGCATTCTAATGGACAAAGTTATATAGAGTTGGGCAAAGAAGGTACAGTGGATATCTATAGTACCAACTCATTCAATGTCAGAACACAAGGTGATCTAAATCTACATGCTGACCAGAACATAAACATTCATGCTGCTGGTAGTTTTAATGTCCAAGCCAAGAGCATTCAGACAAATTCAGAGACCACTACGCAGATAAGATCGACAAAAGATATCAATATTGCGACATTAGGAGCCTTGACTGGTTTATCCGGTAAAGCAATCGCTTGGAATGCTGCAGGCGATGTCTCTATGGCAGGTGGCGGACAAGCCTATATCAATGGCGCTAAAGTAAATCTAAACAGCGGACTCTCTAGCACCAAAGCACCCAGTGTTCCCACTATTCCTCTGCTTGCACAGACCGATACGTTAGGGGACAAGAATAAAGGATTTATGGCAGCACCTGCGAAACTATTGACTATATGTTCTCGCGCTCCTGCTCATGCACCTTGGGCCAATGCAGGCCAAGGCGTCAATGTCAAGACTAATCTAGATGCAGATGCAAATCTTCCGCCGGCACCTACTGCAGCAGTAACTGCTGCAACAGCCGCAGGAACAGCAGTTTCTCCTTCACCGCCCGCAGCAGCAACTATCGCATCGTCACCCAATATTTCAGGAGTGTCACCTTCTATGGGAGTGAATACTACCGCGGCTGCGATGGCAGCAGCCGCGACCGGTGCTGCAAAGGGAGCACTAAGCAGTGCAGTCACGCAAGGCGCTGCGGTGGTACAAACAGCACAAGGAGCAGTGGCTGCGGTCGGCGCATTTGCACTCACTCCTTCACAGTTGGTCAACGGCGGTATATTGAAGCCGGGTGCTGATACGCTTGTTACTGGTCTTGTTAATCGCGGGAATGATATACAACTATCCATGCCACCGTCTCTCTTTGTAGGAGCACCGGGCGCATCTAACCTGACTACGTTAGTTCAAAACACTGATGCACAGGCACAAAGTGTGAATACCAATATGCAAAAATCACAGACAGCATTGACGCAGGTCGGAGCAATCACAGGTAAAGAGACATCAGCGGTTGTTACCGGACTTGTTCATGCTGCTGCATCTGTAGGAATAAATGCTACAGTGGGTGCTATACAGCGTTCCGCTGGTGTTGGAAGTGCAGCATCTGTAGCACTCAGCAATATCGCAGCAAACACAATAGCCAGTGCGGCTAAAGGATTGCTTACAGGGGGATCAGTTTCTGCTTCGCTCAATAATGCCGCCGGATCATTGGCAGGTGCAGCTTCTGGAGCACTAAACAGTGCTGTGGGTGCTGCAGTGACTGGTGCGGAAAACCAGATA